AATCAAATCTATGAAACCCATAAAGTTTACATTCTCAGAAATCTTTGTGTTTATAGGTTGTTCAATTGCTACCAACTCATCGTGTTTTAACGAAAAGAATTTGTTAAAGTTTTTGGGTTTTTGAAACCAATCTAATAAGACATTTCCATCTTCTAAAAACTCTACCATTTCTTCTTTGGTGCATATTGTTGTATTTCCTATTTCCCCTTCGGTTTCTTTAAGATATGCGTCTCTCATTCTTTCTTTTAAATACTCTTGTAAGTCAATCATTTTGTCAGCTTGTGACTTTGATATTCTTAAACATTTCTCTAAATAGTTTTGAAGTGTTTCGTGCATTGCAGTTCCAAAGATTGAATGAATATTGGATGATGATTCACCTAACTTATCTATGTATGCTAATTTGTATTGTTGTGGACAGTTATGCCACATACTATATTGTGAAAATGATACTCTTGCCATAATAAGTCTAATATAAGACAAATAATTCGATTTACCAAATTATTTTGTCATTTCATTAGGTAGTTTTAAAAAAGAATTTCTAAGATTATCCAATTTATCATTATATTCTTTTACATATTCTGGAGTAGCATTTGGTATAGTATCCATAAATGTCAACATTGCGTTTAATTCTCCTTTTGTTTTTTTGGATTTAATTCTTTTCATATTTTCTTTAAATAATTTTCTAACACTTTCTTTTGCTGCCGGTGTTAAATTATTTAATGATGAATGTGCGGGTTGCCAAGCATAATAAAAATCAATATTATCTGTGGTTTTAATAAATTTGTTTTCTTTCATAAATTTAATAAAATCAAATATATGATGTACATTCCAAATGGTTGTTGTAAATTGAAAATTATAATGTAATTCGTTTGTAGACTTTTTATCACCTAACTTTGCACCATATGGTATAAAATATTTTCTAACTTTATGCATATTTTCTACGAATATATCATGGTTCCAACCCGTTCTTTGATATTCACCTATTTCACCAATTCCATCGCATGATATTGATAAGAATACTTTTTTAAACCCTTTCCACATTTCAACTAAATCCGTTTCTTCAAATTTAGTTATTGATAAATTAGTATTATAATGTATTCTTAGTTGTCTACAATCATTGTATTCATCTATTGGCATATTATTATATAACCATCTTAAAATTTTAAAATGGCCTGGCATAATCAATGGTTCTCCTCCTGCAAAATATATACTTTTTATTCCTTTGAGATGTGGTATTAATTCATCAACAATATTATCCCTAATACTAATAACTCTTTCTCTACCTTTCATAAATTCAGGTTCCATAATTTTTGCATCATCATACCAATGTGATGACGAATCATGTCCACACATTCTACATTTGAAATTACATAAATTTGTAAATCTAATATCAATGTGTTGAAATTGTGATTCTACTGAATAATCATCATTTACTTCTGGATGATGCCACAACTCATTTGAATTATAAAATTGTCTAACACTTGATTCACCTTCATCTTCTTTTTTATAACAAACTTCACAAACTTTATTTCTTTTACCAGTCATCATATCTTTTCGAAGTTCTTTCATTTTATCCGAATTGAATATTTCTTCTACTGACATATCATTCAAATTCATTATCGGTTGAAACTCTTCTGCAATTCCACATGGCTTTGTTTGTCCATCTGCTAATGAACATAGATGCATGAATGGAAATATACAATAAGTTTTTGATGGTAATTCTTTCACTTATATTTTTAATTTAAGTTTTGTAATTTGTTTTTTGTCTATACCATATTTTTCACAAACATATTTTACATATTCTCTACCTTCCCTTGAAGCGTAAAGAACTTCTAAATATTCTATTGATTGGTTTTCTGAACAATCATATTCTTTTTTTAATAAATCTATTATAAATTGTTCGTATTTATCTTCGGATTTACCTTTAACATATTTTAAAAAATATTTACCTTTTGGTATAACACTAATATACAACTTATACATTTCTTTTGGAGACAAAGTTTGACTCAAAGGAAGTAAAGTTGCAATTAATTCAACCCATTCTGGTTTCATAGAAAGAAAACGATTAACCATAAAGTTACTCCATGATTTTAAATCTTCTTCCGATAATTTATCAAAATATTTTGGGTCTTGTTCGGATGTGATTGCGTTAAGATGGTCAAATAACTTTTTAACTGCCATTATTCTACAATTGTTTTGGATTTTAATTCATCTGGTAGTAAATCATCTAATGGTTTACCACATTGTGTACATAGATACAATTCAATAGGAAGTACTGTATCTTTTGCACCACCTGTTAATAATCTAGATACTTTTTTAAATCTATAACCAGGAATAAACATATTACTTCCACAAGTACATTCCATGTCTCTTGCATCGTTCATATTAAAATTCACAGGTAATTGTGATTGTTGTTCTTGCATAATTTTTATTTTATAATGTTTAATATTTGTATAATGGTACTCATAAATATAATTTCTTTATCTACTACCAACGCATCTTTTGAAAGACCATCTGCAATAGTTAAAATTGTATTTGCCACATTACCACTTGCATACTCATCTACTTTATCATAAAGCATAGTATACATTTCGGAATAGTCGTTTAATTTGTTGTCTGCTACGGCCTGTCTAATTTTCATAAACATATTTCTTTTGTCATCGGATTGCTTTAACAATTCAATAAGTTTAGTTGCAAAGTTTGCTTCAACCATTACTCTATGGTCTACTTTTAATTCACCCTTTGCGGATTGTAATTGACAAGTATTAAGTATCCTTCTGATATCTGGGTAATATGAATTAATCACATCAGCCATATTCTTTGGTTCAAACTTAATATTTTCAGCTTCTAATATCTTTGCTACCTGAACTGCTACATCCTTTTTAGTAGGAGGTGTGATTGCGAAAGATTGACATCTACTTTGAATAGGGTCAATTATTTTTTCAATGTAGTTACAGGTTAAGATAAATCTACAATGCTTACTGAATGTTTCCATTAAGTTTCTCAAAATCGCTTGTGCTCCCGGTGTCATATAATCAAACTCATCTAAGATGATTACTTTGAAACCTGCAAATCCAACCGATGATGCGAAATTCTTAACCTTTGTTCTTACAGTATCGACATTGTTTTCATCCGATGCGTTGATAATCATAAAGTCACATTTGATTGTGTTTACGATTAGTTTAGCAAGTGTGGTCTTACCCGTACCCGCTTTTCCATACAACAATAAATGTGGTATGTCGTTTGCATCTAAATATTGCTGAATTGTTTCTTTGATGGTTTCATTACCAACATAGTCAGCAAGAGTTTGTGGACGGTATTTCTCCACCCACAAACTATGTTCTCTTTTGTTTATATCGTTTGCGAAAAAACTCATATTATTTTCCAGTTGAACCGAATCCGCCTTCGCCTCTTTCGGTATTAGTTAATTCATCTACTTCTTGAAATTCAATAGTTGGATGTGGTATAATCATAATTTGTGCAATTCTATCACCCACTTCATACTTCGTTGATGCCACTCCTTTATGTTTTTTAAATGTGGCCTGTAATTCTCCTCTATATCCGCTATCAATTACACCAACCGAATTAGTTAAACTTAAATCGGTTTTTCTAATAGATGAACGAGGGAAAACTAATCCAACAAATCCATTGGGAATTTCCAACGCAATTCCTGTACCATATGTTATTTGAAATACTTCTTCACCTATAATAGATGTTGCTATTAAATCCATACCCGCATCCCCACTCTTTGCATAAGATGGGATTACTACATTAGGGTTGAGTTTCTTGATTTTTACTTGCATTGATTTGTTCTCTTTTTATTTTTGTTTCTTCGGTAATTTCTCTTGCGAAAATTTTAAATTCACCATCACTATTTGTAAATGTCATCACCGAATCTTCCGAATTAGTAATTGTAAATGTTAATTCATTATTAGATTGTGCCGGATTGCTAAATGCAAATATAGTTGGTTCACCATCATTAAATTGAAAACACCATTCACAATCTTCATAAACTTTTGGTTCAGGGATTGGTTGTGGTTCTTGTACTTGTGTTTCTTCTTGTGGAGTTAATTCATAACCAACTTCCGTTGGGAATAATTCTAATTGTTCTGCCATTTTTATTAGTTTGATATCTCCACAAGATAATATTTACATACAAAATCATCAATTTGGAATTCAACATTTGATAAACCATCCGTTGAAACTTTTAATTTTGCTGATGTTGCTTCTTTGTTTGCCGTTAAGATTTCTTTCAAATACTTTGCTGAGAAAGAAATTGGTTTTACCGTTTCTGCGTAATCTTTTTGTGCAGTAAATGTAACTCTGTTTGTAGAGATAGAAGAATAACCAATTGCCATCTTCAAATCACCACCTTCGGTAAAGATTGTGAAAGTATCTACATCACTCAATGCACCCTTTGCTTTGATAAATTTATCAATCATATTAGATGCCATATCAATTGCAATACCAAAATCAGGTAATGTTTTCAAATCTGGAACTGGAGGAATAACCCCTAAGTCTGCTAATTGATAAGATGTTTCAGTTTCTTCTGATGATAATTTCAATGATACTGATTTTTCACCTGCTTTGTCAACTTTTAATGTTAAATCACTATCTAATACACCAATCATATTTTTCAATAATGATGTTGTGTAAATACCAACATTCATTGGTGTCGATGTGTAAGCATTATACTCTACCTCACCTAATAATGTTTTATCATCAGAAATAAATCTAACTGATAACTTTGTTCCTTCTGCGTTCCACGCTACTGATTCAATAAGTCCACCTA